TCAGCAAATGGTGCTGGTAACATAAGTGTAGGTAGTACGATTACAGGATTGGTTGTATTCAGAGATCAACTGATTATATTCTCTGAAGATAAAATTGATAGGCTGACTGGTAATACACTTGCAGATTTTGTATTACAGCCTATAACTAGAAACATTGGCTGTGTGGACAGAGACACTATCCAAGAAGTTGGTAGTGACATTATGTTCCTAGGCCCAGACGGATTGAGGCTGTTAAGTGCTACAGATCGTATTGGTGATGTAGACTTGGCAGTTGTATCTAAAGCAATACAGAAAGAAGTTACGGATGTTATTACAGCCAATACTTCTTTTGCTAGTGTTGTAATTAAAAAGAAATCACAATACCGTTTGCTTGGGTATAACGAGAACATTAGTGCTGCTGCAGCTACTGGCATCTTGGGCACACAGCTTGCAGGTGAGCAAGGGACATACTTTGGTTGGGCAGAACTGCGAGGCATTAAAGCTTTTGTAGCTGACAGTGACTACCATTTACGTGTTGAGTTAGTACTGTTTGCAAATGAAGATGGTTATGTTTACGAGATGGATTCTGGCAGTAGTTTTGATGGTGCAAATATTAATGCTACGTTTGCTACACCGTTTGTACCTGTAAATGATCCTCGTATTCGTAAAGCATTTTATAAGTTAGTTTTGTATATTGATCCAGCAGGCAGTGTCGATGTCAATGCTGCATTAAAGCTAGACTTTGATGATGAAGGTTTGATTCAGCCTGATGTTATTCAATTTAACAACACCACAGGAACTGTTGGATTTTATGGATCGCCTACTGCAACATATGGTGTTGCTAAGTATGGATCTAAGTTAAAGAAAGTATTTAGTACACAAGTGGTAGGGTCTGGGTTTACTGTATCGCTGCAGTTTACATCTAATAGTGATGACCCACCATTTTCATTGGACGCAGCAACATTGGAGTTTGCCTCGTTTGATAGACGATAGGACAAAAGCATATGGCAGGATACGTACGTAACGACACAATAAACAATATTGCTGATGGTAACATCATCAATGCTGCTGACCTTGACGGTGAGTTTGATTCACTACAGGCTGCATTTAATGCAAGCACTGGTCACACCCATGATGGTACTGCAGCCAATGGCGCACCTATTACTAAGGTTGGCCCGACACAAGATGTTGTTGTAAGTGGTTCTGCTGTTACTCCCAAGACTACCAACACAATGGATCTTGGTAGTAACACATTTCAATATAAAGACTTATACGTTGATGGCACTGCTAATATTGACAGTCTTACTCTTACCTCCGGTGCTACTGTCACTGCCATTCTTGATGAAGATACTATGTCATCTGACAGTGCTACTGCACTGGCTACTCAGCAATCTATCAAAGCATATGTTGATGCACAGGTTACTGCTCAAGACTTAGATATTCAAGGTGACACTGGTGGTGCATTGTCTATTGATCTTGACTCTGAGACACTAACAATTGCAGGTGGAACTGGCATTGATACTGCTGGTTCTACTAATACAATTACAATTAATATTGACTCGACTGTGGTTACCTTAGCTGGCTCACAGACGCTGACCAATAAGACCCTTACCAGCCCCGTCATCGGGACGATTGTTAACACGGGTACTCTCACCCTTCCGACTAGCACAGACACGCTTGTAGGCCGTGCTACGACGGATACTCTAACTAATAAAACACTTACTGCACCAGTTATTGCTACAATTAGTAACACTGGTACACTGACATTACCTACCAGTACTGATACACTTGTGGGTAGGGCTACTACTGATACACTTACTAATAAGACAATTGATCTTACTAGTAATACTCTTGTAGCTACATCTGCTCAGTTAGCTTCTGCAGTCACGGATGAAACTGGAAGTGGCGCACTTGTATTTGCTACCAGTCCCACTCTTGTCACACCGGCACTTGGTACACCTTCATCTGCCACGCTGACAAATGCCACTGGGTTGCCAGTATCTACAGGCATCAGTGGTTTGGGTACTGGTGTGGCTACGTTCTTGGCTACGCCAAGTTCTTCTAATCTAGCTGCTGCAGTTACAGATGAAACAGGTTCAGGTGCTTTGGTGTTTGCTACAAGCCCTGCATTGACTACACCAAACCTTGGTACGCCTTCGGCTGCAACACTGACCAATGCCACTGGCCTGCCCCTTACGACAGGTGTGACAGGTACGCTGCCGATTGCTAATGGCGGTACAAATGCTACTACGGAAGCAAATGCACGTACCAATTTGGGGCTAGCAATTGGCACAGACGTACAGGCATATGATGCTGAACTAGCGGCATTGGCTGGATTGACAAGTGCAGCAGACAAAGTGCCTTACTTTACTGGCAGTGGTACTGCTGCTGTAGCAGACTTCACCAGCTTTGGTAGGTCACTTGTAGATGATGTTGATGCTTCTGCTGCTCGTACTACATTGGGTGTTGCAATTGGTACAAACGTGCAAGCGTATGACAGCAACCTGACAAGTTTTGTAGGAACATTTACGTTACCAACAGTAGACGGTACAAGTGGGCAGGTCTTACAAACAAATGGTTCAGGAACTATATCGTTTACTAATATTAATGCTGACCCTGCTGGTACTGCAGTCGCTTTGGCAATTGCTCTCGGATGATTAAAGGAAATATATAATGGCTAACACATTTAAAAGCTATGTTAATAAAGATGTCGGTACATCGGCAGCTACTGTAGTCACAGTCTCAAGTGGCACACAAACAACTGTCATCGGCATGACTTGTGCTAATACCTCTGCTGCCGGTATTACGGTAGATGTGTATATCACTCGGTCAGCAGTTGACTACTATATTGTTAAGAGTGCAGCAATACCTCCGGGTGGAAGCCTTGTACCAGTTGGTGGTGACCAGAAGGTTGTGTTAAATGCATCTGATGCACTTAAAGTAATTTCTTCTGCTGCTACTTCTGTTGATGCTGTCACTTCTGTGTTGGAGATTACCTAATGTCTAATGGCACTTCTTATCTCAATACTTACATTGGTGCTACTGGTGCTAATGGTGGTGGCGCATTAGTTAGTAATAAAACTACAGCAACAGCTAACTATGTAATACCTACTGGTGAGAATGCCATGAGTGTGGGGCCAGTTACTGTAGCAAGTGGGATCACAATAACGGTTTCTTCGGGTCAGCGCTGGCTGGTTCTTTAAGGAGTTTGAGATGAGTGTAATTATTTCAGGTGACAACGGTATCTCGGATGTAGACGGCTCGGCTGGTACACCGGCTATTCGGGGTACGGATGCTAATACTGGGATTTTCTTCGGGTCGGACATTATTGGCTTTAGTGAGGGCGGGACTGAGTGCGCTCGGTTTAACGCAGATGCTCAGTTTGTAGCAGCGGCTGGCACAGCCTCATTACCCGTCTTGACTACGACTGGTGATTTAAACACAGGCATCTTCTTCCCTGCGGCTGACACTATTGCCTTTGCTGAAGGTGGTGCAGAGGCGATGCGTATCAACTCCAGCGGTAATGTGGGGATTGGGACGAGTTCGGTTTCTACTGATTATTTTTCTGACAGGATTTTGCAACTTACTGGGCCCAATTCAGCCGCAATAAAATTTGAGCGCACCTCTGCGACTGTTCGCAAATGGGAGGTTGGCTTAACGACCGGCGGAAACTTTGATTTTGTAGATACTGTTGGAGATGCAACCACCCCCCGTGCCCGTATCACCAGCGGTGGTGATTTTTTGGTGGGAAGGACAACCCCAGGAGGAGCAGAACGACTTAGTGTAGAAAAAAACGCTTCCGGTCAAGAAGTTTGTCGGATGTTTAATACGGCTAGTAGCACTGCTTTTGGCATGGTAATCTTTTATACAAATGCTAACCCAAACAATACTACCGATGCTTTTTATGCTGCTTACTCACAAGGGGCTACTCTTCGTTTTCAAGTTCGTTCCAATGGCGGTATTGCAAACTACTCCGCAAACAATGCTAATCTTTCTGACCGCAGAGAGAAAACAAATTTTGCTCCAGCAAAGAACTACCTCGACACTATCTGCGCCATTCCTGTTCAAACTTTCAACTATATTGACCAAAACAATGAAGATGACCCCGGCTTAACCCTCGGTGTCGTAGCGCAAGATGTTCAAGAGGTTGCGCCTGAATTGGTAATGGAGAGCAACTGGGCTGGCAGGGATCAAGAACCTAAGATGCGGTTGTCGATTTACCAGACCGACCTTCAGTATGCGCTGATGAAATCCATCCAAGAACTCAAAGCAATCAACGATGCCCAAGCAAGCCGCATCGAAACCCTAGAAGCCAAAGTAGCGGCATTGGAGGCGAAATAAAATGTCAAAAGTAGCCATTGAAGGCAACGCAAGCGGGAC